ATACCGGACAGGGAGGACATCAGCGGATTAAATAGCTCCTCCAAAAACATCCGCAGCAAGCCCTTGGCGAAGGACTTCAGAGCCGACGTCACGGCCTCAGCCCAGCCCTTCCATTCGACGAGCGAATCGGCCAGGCCCCGGCTCATGTCGGTGAAGATGGTGCTGATCTGCCGCGTCACTTTGTCCTCGATCGTCTTGCCGACCGTGTGCATGCCCTTGTTCCATTCGCCTATGAGGAACAGGATGTGCCGCATGCGGTCATCGCCTTCGCGGATGGCCGGGAGCGCGCCCTGCGCATTGAGGACGTTTGCCAATGCCGAGCCGGGCAGCCCGGCGATAAGCGGCTCGCCGGTCGAGATAGCGCCCGGCCCAATCCCGGCCGGAACTGTGATGGCGGGAGCTTTCGCCGCCATGTTCTGCGCGTCGATGAGATCCCACATCGCTTTCGCGGCCGCAATGCTGGCCTTCTCGAGGTCTTGAATTGTCGGAATAGACACGCGCCATCGCTTGTTGAGTTCCTCGAAGGAATCCATTACCTCCTGCGTGACTTTGTTGGTATCCTCCATCTTCGCATCAAGATCCACGAAGGCGTCAATGGCGATGACCGCCCATTCCTTGACCTTCTGCTTCAGGGCTTCCCAGCGCCGGCCGAGCATATCGAGGCTATCGTCTATTTTGCGGAGGCGGTTTTGGGTCACGTCGTCCGTCGTGACGCCGAATTCCTTCATGGCGTCCCGCGTGTCCCGGATCTGCCCGCCGTACTTTTCGACGAAAGGGATCAGTTCACGGAGGCGGCCGCCCAAGGCTTCATTGGCCATCTGCGCCCGCAATGTCGGATCTTCGATATTCCGCAGGACTGCGCCTACCTCGTCTAGGATGTCGATAGCCGGGCGCATCTCTCCCGTCATCAGGTTGCGAACTGACACGCCGAGCTTGCGCAGGCCCTTCTCATACTGTCCGGTGGCATCAGAAGCCAGTTCTTTGTTGAGCATCGAGAGCGTACGGCCAAGGTCCAGGTTTTCAAGCCCGGCCTCCTTGGCCATCCGCTTGTATGCCTCGAGATTCTCGACGGACTCTCCGGTGATTGCGGATAGATTTTCAAGTTGTTCCTGTGCCGCTGCCGCATCGATCACGAATTTCCCGAAGGCAGTCGCAGCTGTTCCTACTGCAATCGCCAGCCCTCCCATGCCGATGGCAACAGGCCCCATGCCTTCGAGGATACCCGTGAGCCCGTGCTTGAGGCTGCCGACAGGATCGCGCACGAAGTTGGTGATGGTCTGGCCAAGGGAAGCAAAGCCTCCGCCTATGGTTTCCGTGGCTTTGTTGAGGTCGAGATACTTCTGAACGAGAGGGGGGATTTCTTGGCCGTGAGCCCGTGCGGTCTCGGCGCCAGCCTTGAGCTTGTCGCCCATGACGGCCATGATGTCGGATGATTTCTTGCCCGCAATTTCGAGGAGTCTCAGTTCCTCTTCGAGGCGTTTCGTCGGATTCAGCGCGGCATCGAATGAGGCGATAAACCCCTGGCCGGAGCGGGCGATCTTGATGCCAGCTTGTTCGGCGGCAGCCATCGCCTGCTTGAGCGAATCCTGCAGCTTGCTGGTATCGCCGCCGATCTCATAGAATAGCCTGCCGATTGTGCTCATCTCATCCTCTGTGTTTCACGCGAAACATAATCCTCGAATACCTTCTTTCCGGCCTCGTAGGCTTCGCCTTCGCTTGAATCACACGCGGGCCGCATCCACGGGCGTCCCGGGACGTGCCTGCGGACTCCAGGGGTCTTTGTTCCTTTGCGCGTCACCCAGCCGTGTTCGATGAAGTAGGCATAAAAGGCTTCGCGCTTGGATGGCCCGACTAGCAGCCGCCTGCGGGCCTGTGCCTGAAAGAGTGCCCGGCGATCTTTAGACTCATAGACGATGATGTGGCGCCTGATGGGACCGATCTTCCCGCGCGGAGTGTCGCGCGTGCCTATTGGAGCGGCCTGTTCGATGGCTCCTTTCATGATCCGCGCCGCCTCATCCTGAGCCGCCATGATTGCTTGATTCATGACTTCATCCGCGAGATGCAAGGTATTACGCCGCAGTTCATCGAAGCCGGTCACGCGCACGCCGGATCTGCTGTCGCCGTCAAGTTCGCTCATTGGCCACTCAGTTTCTTTAACAGCATCGCCTGTAAATCGTTTGGATCATCCGCCTCGCCAGCCTCATTCTGCAGCGCGAAGTAGTCCGCGACCTCGCCAAACACCTTTGCCGGTATCTCGGTCATGAAGCGCTCATAGTCCCAGCGACCGCAGGCGAGGCTGAGGCGGATTGCTGCAATCCTGAGGGGCTGGGATCGGAGTTTTTTAGTCTGACATCCGGCAATTCCGACATGCCGCTGATTTCGAGGACTTTCGTGATCAGCGCGTCGATTTCCGGGCCGAGGAAATTGAGCAGGATCTGCTCCGGTTCATACGCGGAATTTCCGCCATGATCCAAGATGGCCCAGGATAATGCCGGCGCAATGAAGTCGCTGCTGAAGACTTTGAACTGCTCTGCTTCCGGTAACGATGAGATCCTGGTGCGCACTTCCGCCGCCGTGATGCGCAACAGCGCATGAAGCGGACGGAGCCGGAACGTCTCGCCGTTGAGGTCGAACGAGACGGTCTTGCTATCAAGTCTGTTCATACGGCAGTCCTTTCAAAGATGGTTGCGGGCCGCAGATTCGAACTGCGCGGGCCGGGAGTATGAATCCCTGCTGTCCCCAAGGACGCCCGCGCCAATTACGGAGTCGTGTCGATCGTGATCGAGCCGGAATTCATGAATGTGACGGTCGTCTGGAGGTACTGCCCCCAGGGACCGCCCATAGGAAACGTGGCGAGAATCCAGTTGCCTTGAAACTCCGGGTTGGTCGTGCTAATCGCACCCGCATCGAACCGGAAGTTGATCGCCACGGCAATACCGCCGACCCAGATAGCCCGCAGAGTCGCGTTGACGGATCCGGCTCCAGATTCCGCCAAGTCCTCAAGGAATGTAACCGTGATGGTGTGATCCTCAAGCCCAAGCGCCCGCTGCCGGCCGGTGTTGCCCATACAGCTAATGTCTACCACTTCCTTGCCCAGCGTCGTGACCACGCTCTTGATGCGCGACGAGAGGTTGACCGAGTTCACGAGCAGATAGGCATTGCTGAGTGTTCCGAAAATAGCCATAGTTGCCCCCAAATAAAAAAGCCCCGGTCGCCCGAGGCTTCTTCATTTCCGAAATATGTTGCTGTTTGTTTCCGCTACTCCTACCTGATCGCAATCGCGCAGGCGTATTTGATGCTTACATCCGCCACGCCGGTGACGTTGTGGTATGCCCTCCACCACGTATCCGTGGGCGAGGCTCCGAAGGGACCGGCGACTTTCACCGCATATTGCCCTCCAATCGCGGACTTGCTATCGAATGTGATGCGGGTTGTCGGATCCGTGAAGCCGACGAGATTGTCAGATTCGATCGTCACGACAATGGAATCATCCGTGCTCACTTCCGTAACATGGAGGATGGCATAGAGATACTTTCCTGCCGTGACCTCGCCCACCTGAATAGGCGTCATGCCGCCGTCCGCCGTGACTGCAACGAGGCCGGGATTCATCACGCGACCGATGCCGCACTTGTCGCCGCTGCCGCCATTGACGAGATTCAGCGTGAACATCAGGTCGTTACCCCATGCACCGCCGCCCTGGTACGTCGTCGATGCGGCCGAGAAGAAAAAGGCGAGGTCGCCGGCTACTACGGCAGCCCCCGTCGTTGCCGGAACGAACAAGCTCGACGGGATGCCCGTACTCCAGAGATGGGACCGTAGCTGCGCATCCAAGTCCGTGCTGACGAGCCCGGCCGCATTCAGGGCGACGTCCTCGAAACCATATCCCCGCACACGTCCGAGCTGCCCGAACGTGGAGCGATCACGGATCTCGGCGCTGATGTCGAGCTTGACCATGTTGGCATCGCCGGTCAGATTATAGCCGTCGAGGAAAATGCCGCAGTTGGTGAATGGTCCGTAGATGCTCATGTCAATTCTCCCTTCGGCTTATGATCTGGCCGCAATCCATACACCGCAGTTTCTCGCCCGGCTGCATGCCCATGGTTCCGAGATCGGTCACGCGCTCGTGTGGGCATCCCTGCTCCTGTGGCGGCTGCAGTTCCAGGAGTTCGATGATGCGGTCCANGCGTTCNAGGATNNNCTGTANCTGCGCATGCCTCATGAGGGCAGAGTCTCCCGGAACGTGACCATATACTCTTGCATGATCCGATGCAGCGCCGATTCCGATTCGTCCAGGCGCTCCTCATTGACCATTTCGATGCGGTCGATCACGACGGTGTCCGATGTGCCTGCGTAATTGCTGAGGGCGAGGCGCACTTGCTCCGACACCGAGCGCGTCTCCGCATAGGTTTCACTCCAGGAATCCACCTGGAACCGCGCGCGCACGAGTCCCGACTGATTGCCCATGACGTAATCCCGCACGCCGCTGATCTGCTGATAGGTGACGCACGGGAACGTAGCCGCCTGCGGCATCGTGACGGGATAGATGCGCGTCGAGACAAGGGCCGTGAGAGCGGCAAAGGTGGACATACGAGTGAAGAGGGCGGTGTCGATGGAGGCCATTGAGTGCTACTCTCACACCTCTGATGCCGGGTTTATGTTTCCTTGTCGCGGCGGAGGCGGGGGCGGCGGGGAAGAATTGCCTCGATCTCCG